TGAACATCAAGCCAAGCGGCAAGGTTACTGACCTGATAAACTTTTACTATTCTTCTAATGATTTCAATATGTTACGTGATTCCACAAAGATCGACTACCGATATTTTCTCACCATATTACATCAGACAATGGGGTGTAGGAAGTACAAGGATGTCACACCTAAGATTGCCAAGGCAGCGTATGAGGAATGGGTGTCACGTGGTATCAGCTTTGCTAACCATACGGCTACCTGTGCCAGTAGAGTGTACAACTATGCCATACAGATGGAACATGCAGAACAGAACCCATTTGCCAAGATCAAACGCAAGAGAAATCATCAGCGTAAGGTTGTCTGGACACATGGTGAGGTCAACAAGTTCCTTGACGTGGCGTACAGTGACTTTGAGTACCGTAACTTAGGACTGATTGTACACATGGCATACGAGTGGTGTCAAAGGCTTGGAGACATGCGTAATCTCACATGGGATTGCCTTGACCTCAAGAACCAACAGCTATCTCTGGAGCAGAGCAAGCGTAGAGCACAGGTGTTTCTGCCTATCAGTGACAACCTCAACGCCATGCTACTAGAACAGAAAGCTGACTTTGGTTTTCAACAGTGGGTAGCACCACATCCAAAGCCAAGGTCAGGTAAGTTTGAACCGTATGCTATGGAGAGACTGTCCAAGGTTGGACGGAAGGTAATGAGACTGGCTAAACTGTCAGAGGAACTACGCCTTATGGACATACGTAGGACTGGTGTAACAGAGATGGTAGATAAGGGTGTGCCTTTGCCACAAATTATGGCAGTGACTGGGCATACACATGTGTCTTCTGTGAAACCATATATGAAGCATACATATGAAAGTGCAAATAATGCCTTGACACAGAGAGATACTTATGTACAATCGAATGTAATGAGTAACATAGAAAGTGATATATAATGAATATAAAACAATACATAAGTGATCTAGACATTAGTAATGGTGATACTAAACGTACTAACTGCCCTGTTTGTGGTGGAGTTAAGACGTTCACCGCTACTAATAACATGGGTCAACTTATGTGGAATTGTTACAAGGCAGGTTGTAGTGTGTCTGGTGGGTCACGTGTGCATCTAACTACGGATGACATACGTAACTCACTGGGTAGCACTGCACAAGAAACAGAAGCAGTACCCTTTCAGAAACCTGAGTGGATAGTCAAGAGTTATATTCGTATCTCTGACTTCTGCTACAAGTGGAGACTGTGGTCTGTGGAACAAGACTTATTGTATGATGTAAAAGAAGATCGTGTCGTATTTCCTGTAGTCCATAACAATATCATGGTGGACGCTACAGGTAGAGCACTAGGAAAAAAGTTACCTAAGTGGAAAAGATATGGAAAAAATCCCTTGCCTTATGTGCATGGATGTGGTACAACGGCAGTAGTCGTTGAGGACTGTGTGAGTGCAGCTATTGTAGGTGCGACAGGCGGTTCTGGATGCTCGGAGAGTGGCGTATATGTCGGGGTAGCAGTGTTGGGTACGTCACTCTCTGAGGTACATAAAAGGTACTTATCACAGTTCGATACGATTATTATTGCACTTGACCCCGATGCACTACCAAAGACGCTGCAATTTGCAAAAGAGTTACGTGGGTATGCCAACAAGGTAAAAGTATTACGCTTGACGGATGACCTAAAATATCGTAATCCTACCGACATAGAAAACTTAAACACACTAGGAGAAACATAAATGGAATTATCATTAATACGAAGTCTGATGGACAGAGAGTTCTACGATGATCATCGTGGTGCTAAATGCCCTGACAGATTATTCAGTAAAGATGTACGCAAGATCAAGCAAGCTATCGACAAGGCTATGGATCGCTATGAGCGTACAGTTACACCAGATGAGATTGAGGCATTGTTCATGTCAAACAATCCCACACTTACAACGGCACAGAAACAGGCGTATGGTTCTTTGTTTAACCAGATCAAACGTGAGTCACCTATGGGTGGTGACGTAGCACAAGAGGTGCTATCCAAACTGTTCCAACAGGTAGTGGGTGAGGACATTGCTAACCTTGGCTTTGACTACGTGAACGGTGACAGGAACAGCCTTGAACCACTACGTGATTTGCTTGAGCGTTATGCAGATGACTTCACACCTGACCTACGTATTGAGTGGGATGACATTGAGATTGACACGTTGCTCAACATGAACGACTTGGAGTCACAGTGGACATTCAACATCCCTAGCTTGACACGTAAGGTAGAGGGCGTAAATGCAGGACACCTGATTGAGATAGGTGCTAGACCTAACACAGGTAAGACATCATTCCACGCCTCTCTCATTGCCTCTCCCAATGGGTTCGCCCATCAGGGTGCAAAGTGTGTCATATTATGTAACGAGGAAGCTTCACACCGTGTTGGTGCTAGGTATCTGACAGCAGCTACAGGTATGACAATGCAAGAAGTCAAGAACAATCCTGCTAGAGCACGTGACGTTTATGATGCGGTCAAGAAGAATATCAAGATCAAGGATGCATCTGATCGTGACATGGCATGGGTGGAGTCAGTGTGCAAGTCATACAAGCCTGACATTGTGGTGCTTGACATGGGTGACAAGTTTGCCAGAACAGGTGGCTTTGCTAGACCTGACGAGGCACTAAAAGCTAATGCCATCTATGCTAGACAGATTGCCAAGTCACACAACTGTGCTATCTTCTACATGTCTCAGCTATCTGCTGACGCAGAGGGTAAGGTATTACTCAACCAGTCCATGATGGAAGGTTCACGTACAGGTAAGGCAGCAGAGGCTGACCTCATGGTATTGATTGCCAAGAACCCAGTGGTTGACGGTCAAGAGGAAGAGGACACACAACGTCACTTGAATGTTGTGAAGAATAAACTATCTGGTTGGCATGGTGTTGTTCATTGCGAATTGGAATACAAGACAGCGAGGTACATGGTATGATAGATGTAACATTAATTGATAGCATGGGCAGTGATCTTACTGTGGTAAACTCTGCTCGTGTCAGCTTTAATAAGAAGAGTGACTGGGATGAGGATAACGAACTTTCTGTAAACGACACTTTGCTTATATCTTATCTTGCACGTAATAAACATATGTCACCCTTTGGACATTGCTTTGCTACGTTTCATGTCAAAGCCCCTGTGTTTATTGCAAGACAACTAGTCAAGCACAAGTTCCTACGTTGGAACGAGGTTAGCCGTAGATATGTAGACGATAAGCCAGAATACTTTGATCCATCTGTTAGTATCTCACGGTGGAGAGGACGTGCAGACGATAAGAAGCAAGGCAGCAGTGGCGAGGTTTCTATATCTAATAGTATGATTAGTACACTAGCCAAGCATACCGTATGGTGTAACAAGGCGTACAAACAATTGCTTGAAGAGGGAGTAGCACCAGAGCAAGCACGTATGGTATTGCCACAGAGCACCATGACAGAATGGTATTGGTCAGGTAGCTTGGACGCTTGGTCAGATATGTGTAGACTGCGACAGGGTGAGGACGCACAGGAAGAGGCACGTCTAGTTGCTAACTCAATTAGCATGGACATGGACACGTTGTTTCCTGACTCATGGGCTGCATTACAGGCGTACAACAGATGAGTGAGCAGTACTGTACAACAAAAGGATTAGGATGGGCGTTCCTAGTATGTGTAATATTTATATTAGGTGTGCCTGTAGGTATGTGGTTGGCATTGGAAGGTTTGTCATGGTATGAGAAGTTCAGCCTGATGAATCCTATGTTTTAATGTGGACACTTGTATTCATATGGATATTCAATGGCGAACCTGAAATACGCAAAATAGGTGAGTACCGTGACATGTATCAATGTTTTGCTGACTATGATATGTTATATCACTCAATGCAACCAGAGGAGAGAGTGGGTATACGTTTGACTTGTGTTCAGGGAGATACAAATGAATGAAGTTAAGGAACGGTTTGTCGATAAACGTAAAGGTATATCAAAAGAAATAAGGCACATGACAAAAGAGGAACGTCAACGTGCCAAAGAAAAAGAGGAGGCTAATAAATGTACACAGTCGAATTTGAAAAAGACGCCTCAGTAATTACATCACTAGATGAAACGAACAGGTTTGAAGATGTCGAGATGGTAATCAGTGACGATGACACTGTTTATTTAAGACAGTATGAAAACAGTTTAAACGAACACCAGATTATTTACATATCATATCAACAATTGCTAGACCTTGTTACCTCTTTGAATAGTACAGAGGGAGCGTTCTATGCAAAGCTAAGAGGAGGCACACTACATGACACATAAGGATATATTTGACGAGATAAGATTGAACACATTTGTGAAACGATTAGGACTGAGTATTGATGAAGTCGAACATGCATTAAGTTTGTATGCACATAATAAAAGGTTTGACAAAGAGCTTGATGCACATTATAACGTAGATAACGACACGATAGATGAAGACTGGGATGAGTGGCATCCCAATGACTTATAGGAGAATAAATGAAACTAACACTCGACATAGAAAACACTGTGACCAAACGAAACGACAAGCTACACCTTGATCCTTTCGAGCCAGACAATACATTGGTTATGGTGGGTATGCTAGATGATCTTGGACACGAGGACATTGTAACATTCGATCACTCAGAGCAACAACCTACCACAGAGGGGAGGTCTATAGTTCAACGCAAACTGGACGAGACTTCCCTTCTCATTATGCACAACGCATCACACGACTTGATGTGGCTATGGGAGTCAGGGTTCACCTACGAGGGTACAATCTTTGACACCATGCTAGGTGAGTACATACTACAGCGTGGACAGAAAGAACCACTGTCTCTTGAGGCTTGCGCTGAGAGGTATGACCTTGACACAAAGAAACAGGACAGTCTCAAAGAGTGGCTCAAGGCAGGTAAGTCTGTACGTGACATGGATCACACTGTGTTATCTGACTACCTGTCTGCTGACCTACATGCTACGCAGCAATTGTACAACCGTTTGCGGATGAAGTACGAGGATTGCAACTCACTGGAAGGAACAATTAAGTTGACCAATCAACTGGCGGTACACCTTGCACGTATATACCAACGTGGGTTTGCCGTTGACTTGGACGCTTTGGAAGAGGTGCGTAAAGAGTTTGAACAGGAACGTGACACATTGACACGTGAACTAGAAGAACATGTACGTGAACTGATGGGTGA